TAGAAAACTCATCATGAAGAGGGAAGATCTGCTCAATAGGTGATTTCACTATTGGTTTATTGTTCTCTTCTTTGAGTAGTAACAATAGACTTTTCTTTGTCAAGGTATCTCCTTCCCATCTAGAAAAACAAGGAAATATATGCATGTATGCAGATGCAGCAACCATTCTTAATGCAGGAGATACATTTGATAAACTTTCTTTTACACCTGGAGAGAATACCTTCAATATCAAGCTGCTCTCCTCTTCCTCCCATGATGTATGTCTGCCCCATAGCAGAAGTGGATCTTGCTCCACTTTATTAACTGCAGATTCATATGTACCTAGAGATATATTCTTTATCAACTTTTCAAAAATTGACATGTGACCAAAATGCAATCTTACAGATTTGAGATCTTGTGTTTGCATGTTAGCAGGCGCTTCTTCTGGAGTATATGACAACTCAACATCAGAATCAAGTCTTGATTTTATATTTTTCCCATATTTAGTAGATTTAAATAGGCTAAACAAACTAAATTCTACACCAGTGATACCAGCTGCAATATCGTAATCTAGAGGGAAGAACCCAAGAATTGGTTCAGGACTTGATTCAATTCGCTTAGCAACTTCTGCTCCTGTAGGTTGACAAAATATTCCAATTAGCATATAATGGTACTCACACTGAAACAGTTGCACAACGGCACACTCTAAGGTAGATGCTCCACCTGACAGGCATTCAGTCAGTACACTGTTAAAATTCCTTATCCTATCAACAAACCTTTCTGTGACATTAATTGAGAAGGCTGCACTAATCCACCTAAAAGTGGGCTTTACAATTTTGTGTCTTGCATACCATTCAGAGTTATATTCTATTAAGTCCAATGTACCAATTGAACTTTTGTCTTTGCTATTGTAAATTGACATGTGTTCTGCTACATTTTCTTTAAATTGTAGAATTCTTCGGGCTAGCATGAGTTTTTGTTTAGTCATAGGTCCAGGCAAACTTAACATCATGCCTGAGTCATCACTACCTTGAATGATAGTAATAACACTTTGGGAGATTCCAATATCTGATAATAATTCAGAGGAAATCATCTTCATACCTTCTTGTATCATAGTGTGGTAAAGAGAACTAGTTGTGTGCAATATTCCTTGAAACATTCCTGAGATGATATTTATCTTGTTTGAGCATGGTTTTAGGAATATCCCTGTTCCTGTATAGAATTCTTTCATGAATCTCTCATATATTGGATTTGACTTAACATCTTGATTTGTCAGGAAATCAGCTACCTGCTGTAAAGGGAAACTTAATCTCTTTCTAGGCCATAGGGACATTCCACTTATCAGAAATGGTCTCAACTCTATTGGAGCTATAACTGAAAACATAGCAGCAAAATGAGAACTATGATGACATTGACACCATTTGGTTGCATCTGCTGATTTAGACATCACAAAGTAGTTAGTACCTAACACATCTCTGCTTTTCTGGTAATGTGATTTCACAAAGTGTTTTTTTGTATCTGGATTAATAGTTGTTTCAGAAGGAAAAAAATTACAAGTTACTCTTGAGAACATTTCTATGTGGAATTGAACAATTCTTGCCATTATTGTTAAGACATGGATTTCACGATCACCACCATGTTGAGGCTTTGCAAAACAATCACTATCAAAGTATCCTTGTTCTAGAAGTTTGTTTAAACACCAGGGTAACAATTCAATTTCATGATCAATTGTCATCTTGCCTGTGTCATCAAAATAATCAT